CTCTTTCGATATTAGTTGAAACTGTTTGCTCAAAATCAGCGGATGAAACACCAACACCTGAGTGTGCGTTTACTTTTTCCATTGTATTGTGTGCAAGTTTAGTATCCCAACCTTTACCTGTGGCTAAACCCATTACGTAAGCGTCATCAATATCTGCTTCGAATGCTTTTTTCCAGTCGCCATTTTGTCTGTCACCAAAGACTCTTTTAGATTCACGAATTGCGTCGATCTCTTCTTTTTTATCTTTGAGTTCAGTTTGAAGTTCGTTAACAACTGCTTCTAGGTCATCATGTTTTTCTGAAACACGTTTTTCAACGTCATTCATGAGCTGTTGAGCTCCTGACATTCCGACTTCGACTATTGTTTTAACTTCGTCTTGTTTAGCTTCTTTTTCAGCAGTTTCAACTTCTAGTTGTACTGCTTTTTCTTCTGCGTCTGCAAGTTCCTTAGCTTTAGTTTCGGCTTGTTGCATTGCAATTTTAGCAGCAGTTGATTTTGCTACTTCTTCTGCAAAAGCTTTCAAGTCGATGTTAGCTTCGGGGATTTTAGTGTCATTTGACATTTTAGTCTCCTGTTGTGAGGTTTTATCCTCGGCTTGTGGCGCAGAAGTATTCTGAGCCTCGTTATTATTAAAGTGCGTTTTCCATTCGTTGTATTCATCCATGCTGTCAAATGATTTTGAAACCGAGAACATTGCTCCCTGGTTACAAGGTACACTTACAACTGATACTTCGAAGAGTTCGGCATCTTTTATTGTGTATCCATCCGTTTCTTTGTTATAGTCTGCATCCTTGACTCTGAAACCGACGGAAAAGGCCCCAAGAACACCATCTTTAATAAGATCTTTAATTTCGCCTGAAGATTTAGAGATTTTCGCTCCAAATTCCAGACCGTTTTCTGTAACTTCTAATGAAGTTGCGCGACCAATAGGTTTGTTATAGTCATGATTAAATAGAACGATTGGATTAGTTTTATAATTTTCTAGTCCGTTCTTTTGAATCCATGCATCATGATTAATAACATCTCCTGCTCGGTCGACTGCGTTAGTAGATGCTAATCCTTTAATATCAACACTACCGTCTTCGTCCTCTCCAAGAGTTTTAAAAGTATTTGTCCAATGAAAAATTTTCTCCATGTGTACTTACCTATTCCTTAGCTTTTTTGGGAGCTGCCTTTGCTGTTTTTGGAGCGGCTTTTACTTCAGCTTTTGCTGGAGTAGCTGCTACTTCTTTATTAGCTTTGGCCCATTGGTCTGGAAAGTTAACTTTTAACATCTGAGTCATTCGCGACCAAGACCCGAAAGGTCTTTTCGCAACCATAAATCTCATAGGTACGTCATCGTTACCCATAGACTTATATTCACTTGGTGTTAAAACTTTACCTTGTTCAGCAAAAAAATTTGCTAATTGTTCAAGTATTGCTTTCTTGTTCGCCATTATCCTGTTCCTCTTCTTGTGGTGGTTGTCCACCTTCTGTGGGGTTAGCTGCGCTACCCGCTATGTTAGCTGGGACTCTTAGTTCGTCATGTCCTTCTAAAGGTTCACGTCCTAGTTGGTCTCTAGCCTCGTTTGGCGTCATAATACCTGTGTTGACTAGTGTTGCATAATATGCAGCCTGGTCTCTTAACTCTGGTTGTAAAGCAGGAATGTCTGTAACATTCTCACTTAGTTCAAAACCAAAGTATCTTTCAAAGGCATATGACATTTTTCTTACTATAGGGAGAATTGTCTCCAAGTAATAAAGTCTGTGATTGGGTCTAATGTTGGCATTGTTCCCACCATCTAAAAGTATCGGCGGTACGCCCATAGCTTCTAAAATTATTTTCTCATTCGCTTGAATGGATGATTGGAAATCTAATTCCTTGAAGTTGATTTTTGTTAAAGCATCAACCTCTAAACCACCATCTAAGATGAGAGGGCGTTTACCGCCATTTTTTGGATTGTACCTAGTAGACCAGCTTTGCAGCATTCTTTCTTTAATTCTGTCGGAAAGAGTGTTAGGGCTTTTAAGTACTAATCCTGGAACTGCTCCATTCTTGAAGAAGTTATCTTGAAACTTCCTCATGTTGTCTAGTAAAAACATTGTTCTATACGCTGGCTTTAACCTTGGAGTTCCACGATATATTGATTTAAATGAGTTTTCTTTAATATGTATTATTTCTTTCGTAGAATAGTCAACATGACCATCATATGTAAATTTCTCAATGTAAGTACTAGTATCAGAATGAATAGTTACGTTCTGTGCTGGAAGATGATATAAATGCCTTCCATCAAAATATACGAAGATGTTTCCGTCTATCAGTAGGTCAATTATAAGATTTCTCTTAAATGTATTAACGTCTTGAAACGGATTTGGTTCTTTATTAAGTAATAAGTCTACGCGAGTTCTTCGAATATTTTCTACAACTGGCATAATACCATTTACTTTCATTCCAACATCATATTTAATGTCTGCGGAATCGTCTACTATCATATTTACAGCACGATTAACTACTTCTAGTTCTTCGTAGGCTGATCTGTAATTGTCTTTGATTTCTCGGGTGTCAATCGTCATACCCTCGTCCATACCGATAAAGCTCTGCGCAGGATTCAGTTTTTCCTGATCCGCAACGTCTCTACCTAATATTCTGTCATACCATGCCATGTTTTTCTCTCTGTTTTTCCACCCATCTTTTTTGTTTAAGTGCTGTCACCAGTTTAGGTCTCTTACCATAAATACTGTGTAGCCGTTGATGGTGGGCTTTGCATAGTGTAGCAGCTTCATTGTAAATCTCGTTAGTAAATTCTTCAATAAAGTTTTCACGAATTTTCATGATCTCGTCGGCTGATGTTATTGTAATTTTCTTACTTTTCAACCAAGTATCAAGAAGCTCAGTCATTCCGTAGAAATGGTGGAAGTCTAAATGTTCTGTGTCACCACAGATAAAGCACTGGGTGTCTTTCTTATATTTAGATTTCGCTTTATCTCTGACGTACTTGACTAAATCTCGTTTTAAATCCATAAATTCCTATTTATATAAAATTATACCAAAAATTCACCTTCATGTCAACACTTATTTTTAGGCAGGTCAAAACTAAAAACTCCCTGAAGATTCTTGAAATGTGTACAGCGCATATCTAAGTGCGTCTGACATATGACTTGCCATATTATGTTTTGGCTTTTCTTTCAGTAAGTTGGGATTTGGATCCCATTGGTATTGATCTACACATGACAATGCTTGTGAACATCTTTGATCTATTATCAATCTATCGTTATCTATGATACCGGCCGCATGCCCGATTCCGTCTAGAACAGATTTTTTAGCATTAATAGTAGAAATATCATAATTCTGAGCAAAATCAAACCTTGTTTGTTGTGCTGCTGAATCGATATAAATGTAATCAACGCTATATTTGTCTATCATTCGGCGAATTTCTATGGCATGTTGTTCTGTGGTTCTTTCTGCGTCCATGTACTCATCTATAAGATAAAATTTTTGCTGATCCCAATCATAAGCTATGACGCACAATGCTGTTGGATCTTTATACCCAACATCTAATCCCGCGAACACATCCATATCACTAGTATCTAGCTGACTTAAGTCTGCAACACACTCTTCAAAATTAAAATTCCATACTTGTCCTTCATATGTGTTGAAATCTGCCATATATTCTTGGGCAAACTCTGCTGAGGACATAGCTTTCTTTGCTTCTTTGATGTCATCATCACTGAAGCGTGGATTTTCGTGGTAAGTTGCTCTGATTGATGCCCAATCTTGAAACTCATCACTATAACCCCTGTGATAAAAATCTGCAAACCAGTTATTTCTACCCCGAGGAGTAGATATGAATACTGCTTTGCTATTATCTTTATCTAGTGTAGGACGAAGGGCGACGTTAAATGCGTCTTTGCCATCAGCCAAGGCTGCTTCGTCAAAAATTATTAAATCGTACGATCTTCCTACAGAAGAGTCGACTTGGTTTACTGAACCCATACGTATAGTAGAGCCATTCGATAGTTCTATTACTTTGTCTTTTGCGTTATCTTTTGTAACTTCTAAATCAAAATGTTTTATAAGTTGTCTTTGTAAGTCAAATGATATTTGAGACAAAGAGTAGTTAGGTGACATTATTAAAATGTTTGAACCTGGTACAAGTGAAACAAGTTGCCCGATAACATTTGCTATATATGTTTTTCCTTGCCGTCTAGAAATAGCGGCACAAACGAATCTATATTTTGGGTTGTTGACAGCATTGATTAATGCAGTCTGTGAACTATTAGGTTGTACTCCTAACAGATCAAGGTAGGAATCTATAGGTAACTTGATGAATCGATCCGCTGCTGGAAAGTCCATAAACGAATCACTTACTATATCTGTTCTACTAATATCTAACATTAGTGCACAGTTCTATTTAATGCGTTACCTATTGATTTTGTTTCCAATATCCCTTGCGTGTTTAGTGTATGTAAAAGATACAAGTACCCAATACATATTTCACTCATAACTTGATCTCCATCGGAAATCTGTTTGGATTTTTCTGCTTTTCTATTAAGTAAAGCAAGTGTAGAAGTGCTGTAAGCAGCAATATCTTCTAACCACTCTTTATTATCCAATTTTAGCTCCATATTATCGGTACACCCAATACTTCAGCATGTGCTGCAAATATTTGGTGGTCTTGATCTTTAGTTAGGAAGGTTACTTCCCCTGGTGCGATTGTAATTGAAGCTAATGTTACATCTGCTGCATTTGCTACAGTTACTAACCTTGTTGATGCTCCAGAATTTACTAGTCTTACATATACTGCGTTCTCAAAAGTTGAAGCTGCTCCAACATTGGTACCACAAGCAACTTCTGCTGCCATTAATCTCATAGACATTTCTATCTCTCCTTAACGTTCTTTGAACGTTTCTTGCTTTTTTGCCTTGCTGCTAACATTGCATCGTCAATATCTACTTTACCATCTAGGTTTCTGTCTGTACCGTTGATCATGTTCCAAAGTTGTTTAGCTTTTTGTTTAAATTTGTTTACCATTTTACCTTATTTGCCCAATATGCTGCTGACATTTTGCCTTTAGCTATATTTTTGGCGTGACGAGCTTTGAATGAGGCTCTTCTTTTTCTTTGTGCCATTGTTTTTGGAGATTTTCCTGCTCCTGACACACCCTGTTGCCCAAATCGTATAACCTTTGTCTTTGTACCAACTTTTGCTACTACGACATGAGACTTTGTTCTGTGCTTGGGCGTACGCTTTGGTTTATTAAATCCTGATACGCCCACTCTTTTTAACTTTGAGGACTTTTTACTTCTAGCTTTTCTTACGGCCACGTTTAGTTCTCCTTATTGTTCTAACATTAGTAGGTTTTCCACCGACTCCTTGTTTCTTAGATCGTTTTCGACTGACTGCTGATCTGATTTGCTTTTTTGTCATTCGACTTGCTTTTGCAGCTGGTACACATTTCGGATATGCTTTCTTCCCTGCTTTAGGTCTGCCACATTTTGAAAATCCACCACCTTTTTTAGGTCTAGATATATCCACCCAGTTCTGCTTGAACCATGTGCTTAGTCCACCTCTAGCCACGTCGGTACTTACCTCCTGCCTTCTTATACATTCTTACAAGATAAGCATTAGCGTATGCGCTAGGGTACACTGCAAACTTTCGTTTTGTAGCAGATTTTACTCTAGCGTATAACTTTTTATTAGTAGGTATGTTACGTTTCTTAGCGGAAGCTTTACTTCTTCTTCTTGCTCTTCTTACGGCCATGTTTAGTACCCTTCATTAGCTTGCCGTTGG